TGACGTCGAGCTTGACGAGGGCCATGGCGATGCGGTCCCGCTCGGCAGCCTCCGACAGCGGCGTATAGGTCACGTCCACCCAGCCCGTCCAGGAGGTGGGCTCGTCGTCCGACAGGCGCCGGACGTAGCGGCCCCCGGGCCACAGCTCGACGTCAGCCGCGTCGACCGCGTCGCCCGCCTCGAGCACCGCGCCCAGCTCATACGCCCGCCGACCGAGACGCACCCACTCCCCGAAGGGGCGCAGGTGCTCCCGGTGCGTGCCGGCGGACGGGCCGTAGCGACCGTCGATGGCCTCGAGGGCTGCGGCGAGCAGCGCCTCGAGGACGTCATCGGACGGGCCTGGCCCCACCTGCGCTCGCAGGGTGGAGAGGGCGAGGACCATGGATCAGGAGCCGGTGAGGGCGAACCGGGTGAACGCGGCCGGGTAGAGGGGCGCGAACCAGAGCATGCCCACGAGGCCCACGTCACGGCCGGCCTTGGCGGGCACGTCCACCTGGAGGGTATAAGTGCCGTCCTCGGCCCAGGCGAAGCCGCGCGACGGGCCCACGATGACGTCGTAGGTCTCGTCGTCGAGTGCCGGGACGTGGACCGGGCGAAGGCCGCTGATGGTGCCGCCCGGACCGCCGGCCGCCGTGAAGTTGGCGGCGAGGTTCGCGTACAGCGGCGCGTTGGTCGTGTCGCTGCGCGCGTCGATGAAGCGGGCCACTGCCGAGCTCGACAGCCAGACGGTGTCGGGCACGAGCCGGCGCGAGACCTCGGCGGCGTTCTGCCAGGCCTCGCCGAACTGCGCCCCGTCGTCGGGGTCGAAGGTCGTCCCGGTCTGGATGCCCACTGCCGCGAGGAGGGCGTCGACGGCCTTGTCATCGGCCATGACCGCGTATGCCTCGGCGAGCAGGTCGACGTACATCTCGAGGTAGGACGGGTCCGAGCGCTTCAGCAGCTGGATGCTGATGTCGCCGTAGCCGCCGACCGTGATGGGGTTGTAGTTCGTGCTGGTGATGGACGTCGTGGTGCTCGCGAGGTCGTCCTTCTCGGCCGCCTGGACGCCCACGGTGGGCCGCGTCGATATGACCGGCACCGTGAGCTGCATGCCCGAGCGCGGCGTCGTCAGCTGGCGCGTGCTGGACAGGAACGGGCGCGACGGGTCGATGATGCCGATGATCTCGGACAGGTAGGCGGGCGGCACGACGCCGAGGTTGTCGGTCGTGATGAGCTCGGCGGTGACGCGGGCCTGGAGCTCGGCCTGGCTGACGGTGTCGCCCGACAGCGTGCGGAGCACGATCTTGAGCCAGTCGCCGCGGCCGAAGTCGTCGGGGTGCGCCTGCTCGGGATTCTTGGCCGGGATGCTGAACTGGGCGCGGCTGCGCTCCTCCATGGCGTCCATGCGCTCGAGGATCTGGGCCACGGCGTCGGCCGAGGCGGTGCGGGCGCTGACGGTCGTCATGGCCTCCTCGATGCTGCCCTTGACCGAGTCGGCGAATGAGCCCGTGAGGGCGGTGATGTCGATGGCCGGTGCGGGCTCGGCCGCGTTGGTGGTCTCAGGCACGGTCGTCTCTCCTTCGGTTCGTACTGCCAGGACGGCGGCCTCTTCATAGGCCGGTCGATAGGTGGTGGACGCGCCCATCAATCGGACGCGGCGATGGACGCGGGTGCGGCGGCCGTCACGGACCTCGGTGGTCGTGCCGCCCGGGATCTCGGTGAACTCGGCGCTGATGCCGGCCGCGATGCCCTCGTCCGCGAGCGCCAGGACCTCGTCACCGCGGACGGTCTTCGCCACGCGGAAGGTCATGTAGGCGCCGTCGTCGCGGTCGTCGAGGGAGAGTCCCTTGCCGACCGGGATGCGGGTGAGGACGGGCTTGCCGTCCTGACCGAGACCGAGGTGGGCCTCGTGCTCGAAGCCCATGAGCCGGACCTGGCTCGGGTCAGTGTCGGCGAACGCGCCGCGCACGAACATCTCCTGGCCGCTGATGGTGGAGATGACGCGCTCCCAGGGCATGATCCGGACGTCGAGCTCACGCTTCGCCGCGTCGCGGACGTGGATGAGGGAGTCGACTTCGATGCTGTGGGTGTCGCTCATGAAAACAGCCTCCTGCGCTGCGCGTTTGGGCACGATGCGCGGAGGCCACAGGCACGGGCTACGAGGAGCACTGGCCGATTCGGTTGCCCGTGACGATAGCAGTGTCAAGCGGCGACCGCTACCCCATGCTCCTTCTTGCAGCGCGGGCAGCGTCCGGTGAACGGGCCCGCCTCGGCGAGCAGCTTGCCGCACTTGACGAGGCGCCCCCGGAAGGGTCGCAGCCCGTCGCAGCGCACCTCGACGGGCTCGGGCGCCGTCCTGATCTCGATGGGCGGCGGGATGGCCGCGGGTGGCGAGAGCGGGATGGGCGCCGTCTCGATGGAGCCCGGGGTGATGCCCTCCTCGACCTGGGCGAAGCCCGCGTCATAGACGCCGTTGCGGATGGCGAGCTCGTGGACCTTCATGCGCGTGAGCGGGTCGGGCCGCAGGAGCGCCTTGAGGTCGAAGCGGGCGATGGTCGAGCGCGTCAGGAGGTCGCTCATCTCCTGCTCGATGGGCTCGAGGTAGTTGGGCCACAGGCACGAGCGCACGAACTTGTCGAACTCGTCGCCGACGTTCTGGTAGGTCAAGCTCGAGCCGGCCACGGCATAGTCCAGCAGGCTGCCCGGGATGCCGAACATGCGCGCCGCCTCGCCCACCTGGTAGTCGCGCGCCTGCAGCATCTGGGCGCCCTCGGGGTTGACGGGCAGCGTGCCGGGTTCGAGGCCCGGTGAGAGGACGTGCGGCGTATTCGACGGCGTCGAGCTCCACTTCTCCTTGATCTTGGTCGGCTCGTCCTCGTCCTCGAAGTGGTAGTCGGACTTGAGGTAGACCGACGGGAAGCCGCCCTCGGCGTAGAAGTTGGCGGCCCACTCCTGGCTCTCCACGCTGACGCTGATGGCCGCGCCGCAGATCTGCAGCGGGCCCACGCCGCGCCCCGGATGGTCGGGGTCGGGCATGAGCGTGAGCTGGCGCATGTCGGCGTTGGGCATGACGCGGTCGCGCCAGCGGATGACGGGGAAGCGCGGGTCGCTCGGTCGCTCCTCGACGCGCACCTCCCAGGGCGGCACGGGCACGAGCGACATGGGCAGGCCGTCCGAGTCGCGCACGGCGGCCCACCACCAGGCCTCGCCGTGGCTCGCGAGGTGGTACGCGGTGTCGCGGAAGAAGACGCGGGGCGTGGTGAGCGGGTTGGGGCGCACCACGATCCTCGGCCGATCCGACATGCGGACGCCGTCGCGGAAGGCGTCGAGCGAGAGCACGCCGACGGTGTTGGCGATGAGGGTGACGGCGCGCTGGATGGCCGGCACGCCGAGGGCCTGGCGCACCGACGGCTGGCGCCACGGACTGGCGAGCGACGGCGAGCGCCCGAAGAGGGCCGGGATGTTGACCGTGAACGGTGCTGCCGCCCGGGTCTGCGTGACCTCGAACGGTGGCGCCGGCTCCATGCGGAGGATGCCCGAGAGGGTGTCGAGGAAACTCATGTCAGTACACCTGTGGCGGGCGGGCTGCTGGGGACGTGGCGAGCCAGACGGCGCGGATGGCGGCGAAGGATGCGGTGGTGGCCCGCTCGTCGGAGGCTCGGGCGGCGAGCCAGCCATCGGGCGGCCCACGCCTGACGGTGTGGGCCATGTCCCCCGCGAGGATGCCGTCGGGGTCCTCGCAGCGCAGCTGGCCGGCCTCGACGACGCGGGCGAAGCGCTCGCAGGCGGCCTTGTAGTCGCCCGCCGTGATGGCGTCCGGGTCCTTGAAGAAGCGCGCCCAGTCGCGGTCGGTCACCGGATCGTAGGCGATCTTGCGGATGCCCAGACGGCGGGCATGCTGCTGGACCTCGTCGGCGAGTCCCTCGAGGTCCACCGGGTAACCATCGACGTCAGCGAGCAGGTGGACGTTGACGGCCTCGTCGGTCTTCCAGGCGATGACCGCGGATGCCCGCCTGCCCGAGGGGTCCTGCGCCACGCCCATGACCGGGCGCACGGGGTCGCCAGTGGGCTGCCTCGTACGCTCCCAGGCGATCTCGGAGACGACGCGCGGCAGCATCGTGTCCACCCAGCGGCAGAGATGCTCGGTCTCGAAGCTGGCCTGCGGCCGGTTGCGATAGAGGTACTCGAGCGTCTCCCAGGAGACGACATGGCCGAGCCCGGGATTGGCCTGTACCCAGCCGCGCCTGTCGTCCACGCTGCGCTCGGGCGAGCTGCTCCATTCGAGGTAAGCGAGCTGCTTCTCGGCCGTCTCGGTGCCGCGGGCGCGGATGTCGTTGAGGATGACCGAATCCTGGTCGCCAGCGTTCGAGAGGTAGATGACCTGGGCTCGGGGACGCGCCGTGATGGTCGGCAGCATGGCGTCCATGAGTTCTTGGTCGCGCTGCTCGCGCACCTCGTCGATGAGGACGAGGTCGGCCGACTCCCCGCGTGAGCCCGAGTTGGGCGCGACGAGCTTGTAGCGCCCGCCACCGGGCGTCCAGACCTCCTCCTGGCCGTTGCCCTTGCGGATGGAGTAGCCGAGCTCTGGATGGCGGGCCAGGATGCCGGCCAGCGCCAGGAAGGACTTGCGCGGGATCTCGCGGTTCTGGGCCGTGTGGAGGATGGACTCGCCGGCCGCGAGACCCATGAGGATGCGCGGCGCCAGCAACATCGTCTTGCCGTTCTGGCGGGCCACCACGACGCAGACCTCGCGATAGCGCCATGTCGGGACGCGGCCCTTGACCGCGGTGATGTAGCGGGCGGCGATGCGCTGCCAGGGCATGAGGCTGATGCCGAAGTCGGCTGCGGCGGTCTCATAGGCGGCCAGCAGCGAGCGGACGGGCACAGGAGGCCCGATACGGGGCGAGACACTGCCCAGAAGGGGCGCTGCGGGCCTGTGGAGCGCCTCAGCCGCCGCCATCAGCCGTCCTGGTGCCTCTGATGGTCGGCAGCGGTAGGTGATCCTGTGTATGTAGAGTGCCGCCAGCAACGGCCTTTTC